AAAAAATGGAAGAAATAGAAATCGTAAAAAAATTAACCCATAAGTTTATTTTTGACTTTTTAAGTAATCTAGTATTTTATTCGTATTTTTTTTTGATAGTTCTTTTTTACTCAATTGTCTACTTAGGTGTTCTCTTGAAATACCAATATTTTCAGCTATTTCAGCATAACTGATGTTGTTATTTTTAACAGCTAAGTGTATCTCATCAAAAGTATCCATATATTAAATTAATGTTAATAATCACTATTTTGATGTTTTAGATTGCTATAATATCAATTTTGTGATTATATTTGTACTATCAAAATTGATAACGAAGTTAATAATAAAATTAGAATATGTCAAACAAATTAAGAGAAGATGTTATAAGCCAAATAAGGGTAAGTAAAATTTGTAAAGCAAAACTTCAAATTGCCTTAGATAAGGCAGCACCTACAATTCAGAGATATCTTGATGATAACGATATTCTCCTAACAACAGATATTGCTTTAGAAACTATTTCATTAGAATTAAATCTATCTAAAGATAATTTAATTGATAAAAATTAAAAAAACAAAAAAAATGAAAACACTAGAATACTTTAAAGGAGCAGTTGATGCCATTATTGAATATGAAACAAGTGAAGGCATTTATATTGAAGATGAAAAAAAATTTGAATACAACGTGTTCGAGCGTGGCACTAATGGCTGGGCTGTTGAACTAAAATGCATTGAAAGCTACAAAGAACCTAACTTTAAAGGAAACTGGCAACAGCCAGCAGACGATGATATTCCTGTATATCATGAGCAGGTTATATACTTTACTTATGATAGTTCTATTTCCAAAATTATAAAAGAAATAATAGGAGAACTACACACAATATCTAATTTATCAACTCCACAATTAGTTTTTTAATATGACAATAGAAGAACTAAAACATATTATCAAAAAAGAAAAAAACAATATAAATCGGACTATGGAAGGTTTGATAGCTAAACTGGAGCAGGTGGAGGCACTTGCTCCAGAAAAGCAAAAAAAAGCAACTAAAAAAAATAAAACAGCAGAAGCAAGGGCAAGATTGCATGCTAAATTTTGACTGCCTTAGCGTAGAGCGGACAACGTTAAGGTGCTAACTAGAAGTGTATATGGTTTTATAGGGTGGTCAGTCCGCACCACCTGTTTTTAAAGCAAAAAAATGAAAATAGACAATCAAATATACAAAATCCTTAGCCTTAGGAATAAAAGACTAAGAGACAAAAAAGAAGTGGAGGCATATATGATGGCAACACTTAATAATGGAACTGGTACATACAGTATCATATGTCCAAAAAACAAAAAAATAGAACCTTTTATGGTTTGCAATAACTAAAAAAATGAAATAGAAAAAAATGAAAGAAACAGAAAATAAAGAACAAACAGAAGTAGACTTTGATGCAATGAGTAACAGTTGCATGTCCTCTATAATTGGCTATTCCCTAGCATTGATTATTATCTTTTTAATGGCTTTGTATTTAAAATCATAATGGAAAATCACTTCAAAGCATATATATCTATTAATGGTCAAATTGTTGATAGTGCAATTTTCTTTGAAGAAAGTAGTTATGAAAAAATTAAAAGAGCTCTTTACAATAGAAATAAATATAGAGTTTTCAAAAAAGACCATATAGACATATGGTATGATAAAATAACTTATGTAAAAAAAACAAAATATGAACATCCAAGAACTAAAAGACAAGCAAAATGCAACAATATTGCTTAGTAATAGGCTTGTAAAAGCTGAAAAGCACCAATATACAGCAGACCAGTTAAATGAATTAATAAAACAAGCTGTTGATTATAACTGGACATCTGATGTTATAATCAGAAATATGAAAACATTAGCTGGTGTTCAGCAAAAATTTGTTGATGAAGAACTAAAAGAAATTGAATAAAAAATTAAATACTTAAATACTTAAAAAATGGCAAACGGAAAATTAATGACAGGCTCAATTTGTTTGAGCGAAATAAACGAACAGGCAAGAAATGGACATTCAGCTTTTTATCGTGGGAAAAATGATAAAATTTATTTCAATGTAAAAGTTTGGTTGAATAAAGAAAAAGACCAGTATGGAAATGATGCATCCATACAATTAAATCCTAAAAAAGATATGGAGAAAAATAATATCTATATAGGAAATTTAAAATTAGCAGAACAAAAAGAACCAGAACCATTAAATGTTAATAATACGAACGATATTCCACAAGATGATGACTTACCATTCTAAATAAAAAAGCCAAACGTTCGCACCGTCTGGCTTTGATGAATAACAATATTACTCACTTAACACGACAAAGATATGTCAAAAGATGCAAAAGAACAAGCTAAAAGTAAATTACCTACATTACAAGAGCTTCACCATGATGAATTAACTGCGTTCAAAAATGACCAGTTCAATCTACTCTTAAATCAACCAGTACCAGAAGCATGGGTAAAAGAACACCCATTTGCTAAGAATGTAAAATATCTACCAATTGATAAAGTTGAATTTTTGCTTACAAGGATTTTTCAAAATTGGAAAGTTGAAGTAATCAGTTATTCCGCACTATTCAATAGCGTTTCTGTTCACATTCGCTTGCATCTTCTACACCCATTAACTGGAGAATGGTTCTACCATGATGGACTTGGTGCTGTTGGTGTACAGACAGACAAAGGAGCATCTGCAAGTGATTTATCTGCTATTAAACAAGATGCTATTATGAAAGCATTGCCTGCTGCAGAAAGCTACGCTATCAAAGATGCAGCAGAAAAGCTCGGAATTTTCTTTGGTAAAAATCTCAACAGAAAAGATACAGTTGGTTTTTCAGGTGCTTATTCAAAAGAAGATGTTGCACCGACAGAAGACCAATGGACTGAATTACAGGAAATGTATAATGCTATTGAAGAAAATCTGACAGAAGATGAAAAGATAAATGCTGAACGCATCATAAAAAATAAAGAAACAAACTCATATAATAAATTATATAAAATATTAAAATCTAAATAACATGAATTCTATAAGAATAGGAAAATTTACGTCATCATCAATTTTTGCATTAATGTCAAATGGAAAAGCAAAAGGTACTTTTGGTAAGCCATATTATACATATGTGGAGGAAAAGTATTTTGAAGAAAAATTAAAAAGAAAACTAAACAATGAGACCAATGCACGCCCAACATCTTGGGGAAAAATTGTAGAACAATTTGCATTTGAACAATTAGGTACAGAATATAATTTAGTAAGTCAAGAAACAATCATGCATCCAAATATTAATAGATGGGCAGGCTCTCCGGACTTGGAAAAATATGCAGAAAATAAAACTGTATGTGATATAAAGTGTCCAATGACTTTAAAATCATTTTGCACATTTTATGAATGCAATACAATTGATGAGGTACGAGAAAGACATCCTGATGGAGAAAAGTATTATTGGCAATTAGTAAGTAATTCAATTTTAACAGGTGCGAAATATGCAGAACTGATAATTTTTTGCCCTTTTAAAAATCAATTAGATGAAATCCGTGAAATGGTAAGCAATTACGATGGCGACCAAAATAAAATAGCATGGATTAGCTGGGCTGAAGATAACGACTTACCATATATACCAGAAGAAAGTGAGTATAAAAACGTAAAAGTTATCCAATTTGAAGTTCCAGAATTAGACAAACAAACATTAACAGCACGTGTAAATTCTGCAATTTCTGATTTGGAATTAATGCTAAATCCAAAAGTAGAAGTAGAATCAGCATTAATGATTGCTGAATTAGATAACGAGGTAAACGCTGTTATAATAACAGGAGATAATGATTTAAAAATATAAAAATAAATAAAATGAAAGTCAAAGAATTAAACCTAAAAAACTTCGCAAAATATGACACTGTAAATGTGTCATTTGACGACAAAGTAACTTATTTAATCGGTAAAAATGGTAGCGGAAAATCTACACTTGGCATCACTGGTATTCATTTTATGTTTCAAGGCATCGCTGAAAAAAACGGTAAAGATACTAATCCATTAATTGGCGAACGTTTTCGCTTTATTGGACCAAAAGCAGCTACTGCAAAAGGCGAAATGATTTTGCACGATGAAATAAAAAACATAGACATCAAAGTAATTCGTAAGCTAACTAAAACTGGTAGTGAATTATCATTTGAAGCACCTGAAGGAATGGTACTCGACCAACAATGGCTAACGGATTTGTTCAATATCTTCTTAATTGCACCAAAACGATTTACAGAATTATCGCCAAAGGAACAGGCAAAAGCACTTGGAATTGATACAAAAGTTTATGACGATGCAATTATTCAATTAAAGAAAGTGTACACAGAAATAAACGCTGTTTACCGTTCATTTGGTGAACTTGGAACGGTTGAGAAAGTAGAGCGTGTAGACGTTGCTGAATTGCAAAAACAGAAAGATGCTATTCGTTTGAGATTGAATAATCAGTTTGCAGAAAACAAAGCTATCAATCAGAAAACAAAAGAAGCATGGGAATCACTAAAGAAAAATGTTGATGCAGAAGTTAGCGCGCACAATAATTCAATGGCTGCACTTGCAACTAAAATAAATATTATAAGTGAAGCATTGGCAACTATTAAAATGCAAGGTTACACAGGAACTGAAGTTGAAAAATGGATTAGCGATGAATTTAGTAGCAAACAATTACCAATTAAAAATGCTGAAGACTTATATCCAGCAGAACCAACTTACGTTGAAGAAATTCCAGATAGTGAAGAACTCAAAGAAATAGATACTAAAATTTTATCAGCATCAGCAATCAATGAAAAAGCAATGTTATATGAACAACACTTAAAAAGTGTTGCAGAGAAAACAGCTAAAGAAAATGAGTTACAACAAAATAAAGATGCGCAAGCTGCTAAAGAAAATGAGCGTTTGGAATATATCAAGAAATTCAAATTACCATTTAGTAATTTATCTATTGGCGAAGATGGCGAATTGTTATTGCAAGGTAAACCTATCAAAGAACCATATTTTTCTACTGGTGAATTGTTAAAAGTGATTCCTATTCTGATTGCTTCACAGAATCCAGAACTTAAATATGTTTTCTTACAAGACTTCAATTTGCTTGATGAAGACAAACAAGCAGAAATCGAAAAACACTTAACTGATAATGGTTTTCAGTTGGTTGTTGAAATGGTTGGAAAAGAAAAAATTGCTGAAAAGAATTGCATACTTCTTAAAGATAATGTAGTTGTAGAAGATTATCAAAATTCATCACAACCAACATTATTATAAAAAAAGCAGAAATGCAGAATAGAATTTAATTATATGGAAATCCTCGAACAAATAAAAACACTAGACAAAAAGGATCAAGTAGAAATATGCCTAGAATTTTTAATAGAACTGAGCCAAAACTGGTATAACGCAAAAGAGTTATGTAAGGTTTATTGCACAGAACAAACTTGTGGTGCTGCTGAAAGGTATAGATTGCAAGTTAATGAGTTAAAACAAAGAATATTAGAATTAAATAATTAATAATAAAAAATAAAGTGTAATGTCTCCTCAAAAACAATTTCGATTGCTCCAAAGAAAACTAGATGACTTAGGCTATATGACTTCTATTAACAGAATTATTGCAGGGAAAAGATATGAAGTAATAGTTAATGGAGTAATCGAAAAAAATTACAAACAAAGAAAAAGTACAAAATTATTCATCACAAAATTATACAACAAACACAATGAACACAACAATTAAAAAAGCTCAAATTAAAGACGGAAATTATTTATCTGTTGAGTACACAGAACAACAGGCTGATGGTTTTTCTACTATCAAGAAAGATTGTAAAATAGCTGTCCATATTGATTTAAAGAACGCCTTTAAAGAACTAGATAAACATTTAGCTAATTTATCTTACCAGCATGATGATAAAGGAGATTTATGCACTAATACCATTTCATGCAAAGGCTTCTCAATAGGTGGCTCTGGAGATAGCGAAGGCGTTACGCTTACAGGTGTACGTACATTAGAAAATGACAAGATACTTAATATTAGTTCTCCTTTTCAAAGATTTGATAGCGACTATTTTGATTACGATTTTATATCAGATTTAATTGATTGCTTAGATAAATGTAAAGAAGAAGTAAATGCTTATTTGTTTGCTGGAAAGCATGAAGAAGATAATCAGTTAGAATTGTTTGAAGAACTTGAGGAAATCGAAAATCAATAATCTATGATTACGGCCACAGACACAGGCAATCGCATTGAATTGCAATTTGCCTATAATCCATACATTACAGGCGCTGTCAAACAAATTGAAGGCAAACGTTACAATCCTGCTACGCAAACATGGTCCGTGCCAAAAGAACAATTACAAGCTGTTCAGTCTTTGCAAAAGAAATATGGTGGTGGAATAAATGTTGATGTTCAACAAAAATCAGAAGAAATTAATGCAATTCCAGAATTACCAGAGCTCACTATTGAAATACCATTAAAGCGTACACTTTTCCCTTTTCAAGCCAAAGGCGTTGCGCAAGGATTAATCTATAAAAGATTCATAAATGGTGACCAACCTGGCTTAGGAAAAACAACACAAGCTATTGCTACAGCTGTAGGTGCTGTTTGCAAATGTATTCTTGTTATTTGTCCATCGACACTAAAGACTAACTGGCAACGTGAGTGGGAAATCGTAGCTGGCATGAAATCTATGATTCTTAATGATTCAGTAAAAAATACCTGGAGTAAATATTATACAGCAAATCTATATAAGGTGTTTATTGTGAATTACGAATCATTGAAGAAATATTTTGTACATAAAATCAATACACCAGAAGGTAAGCGTTTGTCGTTAAAATATATTGAGTTTAAAAAAGAGATTGAACTATTCGACTGTATAATTATTGATGAGCTACATAGATGCAAAGATGGCACCACACAACAAGCAAAGTTTGTTATGGGGCTTACTCGTGGCAAAGAATATGTGTTTGGATTAACAGGAACACCAGTTGTAAATAAACCAAAAGATTTAATAAGCCAATTGTATATTATTAATCAATTGCAAAATCTTGTACCAAATTATAAATTCTTTATGGATAGATACTGTGGTGGTAATGGTAGCGGTGCACATAATTTAAAAGAACTAAACTACAAATTGGCTACCACTTGTTTTTTTCAACGTCAGAAAAAAGAAGTATTAAAAGAATTGCCTGACAAAATGCGACAAATTATACTTTGTGATATAACCACGAGAAAAGAATATAATGAAGCGATAGATGATTTAGCCAACTACCTTAAAGAATTTAGACAAAAAACAGATTTACAAGTTCAAAAGTCAATGATGGGCGAAGTAATGGTACGAATAGGTGTGTGTAAGAATATTTCAGCAAGAGGTAAATTAAATGAAGTATTTGAATATGTAGATGAAATTACTGAAGCTGGCGAAAAGGTAGTAGTGTTTATACATCAAAAGGAAATTGCATTGAAACTGTTAGAACACTATCCACAAGCTGTATCTGTGCGTGGTGACGATAATATGGAACAGCGTCAAATAGCAATAGATAAGTTTCAAAACAATCCATCTACGAATGTAATTATATGCAGCATCAAAGCTGCAGGTGTAGGAATTACACTCACAGCAAGTTCTCGTGTGGCATTCGTTGAATTGCCATGGCATCCAGCAGACTGTGATCAGTGCGAGGATAGATGTCATAGAATAGGTCAAAAAGATAGCGTACAGGTAACTTACTTCTTAGGTAGCGAAACAATAGACGAGCACATCTACGACATCATCGAAAAGAAACGCTTAATCTCTAATGAAGTAACAGGAACAGAAGATAGCGTACAGCGTGAAATTATTGATAAGATTAAAAATTTATTTAACTAATGAAAAATAAAGACAAGGAATTTTTTAAAGATTATATAGCTACTAGTAATGAATTTAAGCATTTTGAATTTATACAATGGTTTATAAATACTATTGTGGATGATGTTTATTGTGATGTGCTGAATACATTAACTGGTGAGTTAGAATATTTATCAGAATGGGCTTTGAAAAACTACAAAGACTATATAAAATATCACCCAATTGACATATGGATAGCATACAATGAACACAACTATACTCCAAGAAAACCTTCAAAAAAATTAACCTCTCTAATTCTTGCCAAATATGATTATAAGTGTACAATATGTGACTCAACGGATAACTTACAAATTGACCACATATTTCCATATTCAAAAGGAGGTAAGACCGTAATGAATAACCTAACCGTACTCTGTAGTAGATGCAATAGAAATAAATCTGATAAATATTAACAATTAAAATGGATAAACCAAATTACATATTAGAGATTAATAAATTCTACGATTGGCTTGAAACAAATCCACTTTCTAAATCAGCAATTAGCTTATGGACAGCATTAATGCACATAAATAATAAGTCAGATTGGAAAAATAAATTTACTGTAGCTACATCAGTTTTAGAATACAAAACAGGATTTAAGAAATCCGAGTTATTTAAAGCAAGAAATGAATTAACGCAAAAAAATAGAATTATTTGGAATCCAAGAGGCGGAAATCTAAGCGCTGAGTACGAAATTACATTCTTTTGCTTCCGTGATATGGACACAAGTAGTAATACAAACAGTAACACAAGTAGTAATACAAACAGTAACACAAACGGTTCGCAAATGGTAACTATTAATAAACTAAACAAAACAAAACAAAACAAAACTAAATTATCTAAATCTCATTCCGAAACTGATGTTTCGGTAATTGAAAAAATTGA